CTCTTTTTGTAAACCTATAATTTTTTTTCTCATGAGCGATAAGCAATATGATTCAGTACTCGTAGGGTACGCCGAAGAACCTCGTTACAACGACAACGGGGAGTTGATTTCTTGGAACGTCCGCTTCAAGGACAACGAACTCACCGAGATGGTAGAGAAGTACGCAACCTCTCGCAACGAGCAGGGGCAAGGCGGTAACCTCTACGTCACGCTGTTCATGTCCAAGAACGGCAAGGCATGCTGCCGTGTGTTCGATCCGAACAGTGCAGCTGCCAAGGCCAAGCGTGCAGAGAAAGCTGCCACGCAAGAGGCTGATGAAGTCCCGTTCTAAGGGAGCACCTATCTACTACATGACCGCTCGTGTCGCCTTCAAGAAACGGAAGGTTGTACACGAGCGTGTTGTGTGGATAGTGTCTGTGTTTGATACTCCTCATGATATCGCTTCCTATGATTCCAAAACCATGCACCGACTAGCTGAAGAGCTATACGGAAAGAACGCTAAGTCAGAGAAGCAAATTATCATCAGGGATATTGAATCAAAAAAGTTTATTTCACACTCAACACTAACGTATGATGAGCACAAGAAACAAAATCAAAGCAAAGTGCAAGCAGCTTGAAGACCTTCTGCTTATGAAGAACGCCAAGTATGGTGACGCTGCACTTGAACCCATGAACGTCTTCTCTAAGGCCAATGCCGTATCAGGCATCAAGGTTCGCATAGACGACAAGCTCAAGCGCATTATGAATGCCGGCATTGTAGATGACACGGAGGATACACTACAAGACTTGGCCGGATACCTCATCCTCCTTATGATTGCGAAAGAAAATGAAAGTAACGATATTCAAAAACGTCTACGACAAGACTTCACCTCATCACATTCAGCTAGCGACAGCACTGCAAAGAATACAGAGTGGGAAGTCCAGTACACTGGTGTCTGACGTACGTGATGGCAGAAAAGAAAAGAAGCTTGAGCTCCCCGTTGTTTGTTTCAGCGGGGAGTTTTCGTCTCGTGCCGACGATGCGCTCTTCGAGCATAGCGGATTCATTGTGCTCGACTTTGACCACGTGGATGTTGATGCGACGAAGCGGTCCCTTGCCACGGATGATTACATTTATTCATGTTGGACTTCCCCGTCTGGCCACGGCGTCAAGGCGCTGGTTAAGATCACACATCCTGAGCGCCATCGCGATCACTTCCGCGCCCTTGTAAAGTACTTCGAGAGACAGCATGGGCTGGAGGTTGACGACTCAGGCATCAATGAATCCCGTGCGTGCTTCGAGTCGTACGACCCAGACATCATCATCAAGGATGAGTACAAGAAGTTCGGCCACTTCACAACGGAGCATGCCGAGGCTCAGGTTCCAACGAACGAAGCTTACGACCACACAGACTACATGAAGCTCAACCTTGCCTGTCGTATGATTAGGCAAGCCGAGGATGGTGAGAAGCACAAGATGCTCGTCAAGGCTGCCCGCCTATGCGGTGGGTACATAGCCGCTGGGCGTATGGAGGAGGACGAAGTGGTCAGAGTGTTGCACCGAGAGATATGCAAGAGAGACGTAGAGTCTGAATCTCATGCCTTGAACACAATCCTCGATGCCATCAACATGGGCAGGGATATGCCTATCCGTGAGCTCATTGATGAAGAGAAGTCTGTTCAGCGTGAGATGCTTATCAATGATGGGGACATGTCCTTCATCTCTTCCGATGACGAAGACTTCCGATGGATCGACGACTACTCGCAGGGTATGATTGAGATTGGCTTGGACACTGGCGACCCTCGTCTCGATGAGAACTTCAGGTACAAGAAGGAGTTTGTGATTGTCAATGGCCACTCCAACGTAGGCAAGACAACGACTATGCTGTACTTGATTGCCAACTCAGCTATCAGGCACGGATGGAAGTGGGTTATCTACTCTTCGGAGAACAGAACCGCATCCGTTAAGATGTCATTGATGCAGTTTGCAATGGACAAGAAGGTAGCAGACATGTCTTATTTCGAGCGTAAGCAGGCGTACAAATGGGTACAGGATCACTTCGTTGTCATCAACAACAGCCAAGTGTACAGCTACGCAGACATCATCCTATTCATGGAGAAGGTGATGAGGCAGCAACCTGTCGATGCGATCTTCGTAGATCCTTACAACTCATTGAAGTTAGACATGAAGAACTCAAGCATTGGTGTACATGACTACCACTATGAGGCTGCTAGTGAGTTCCTTACGTTCAGCAAGGCCAACAACGTGGCGGTGTGGTTGAACATGCACGCTGTCACTGAGGCTCAACGACGCAAGGGTCCAGACGGTTTGCCCGTGGCTCCTTACGCTGAGGATACAGAGGGTGGTGGAAAGTTCGTAAACAGAGCGGATTGCTTCATGACAATTCACCGAAAGGTTCAAGCAATGGACCCTGAGATACGGAAAATGAGTGAGTTACATGTCCGTAAGGTAAGAGAGGTGGAGACTGGTGGCGCACCAACCGCGCTAGAAGATCCATACTGCCTCGTCATGAATCTTTCCCACACTGGATTCACAACCCGCATAGGACAAAGGGCTCTGTTTCAGCCTATTACATTTAAGGAGCAGACTGCAATGCCAATAAACATGCAGTTCCTTAGTTGACATTTGAAATTTTGTTTGGTAACTTCGTCAAATGAAGAAGCGAACAAAGACTCCTAAAAGACGTTCATCCAAAAAAAAACATCTAGGAAGGTACGCTAGTTCACTTGAGAAGTATTGCGCTGACCAGCTTAAAGAATACGGGTTAGCTTTTGATTATGAGGAACACACCTTCGAGCTTATGGAGAAGTTCCGATTCCCAAACAAGTACTTTAAGATGACTGCAAAAGGTAAGGAGATGACTGACCGATCCGGGTCAGTCGTTCTCCCTATCACGTACAAGCCCGACTTCGTAGGTAGAGATCATGACTGGATCATAGAAACCAAAGGGTTCCTTCCATCTCACCACGACTTTCCAATGAGGTGGAAACTTTTTATGCGGCACCTAGTAGCAACCGACTCAAAAACTATTATCTTTCTGGCCAAGAATAGCGCCCAAGTAGATCATGCTATTCAAGAGATACTGAAATCAATCAAGGATGGATCCATCTAGACTCAGCGAGTACTACCTCATAGCCTGTGAAAGAGTACACTCGGTAATCGACGACCTGTACGAAACACTTCACGACGAGAATGGAGAACCGATTCAAGCTGTAGCAGATGTTGTGGATTCGGTTGTCTCTGCTCGCAAGTTGATTGCTGAAGAATTGGATTTGATTAGATCAATTATATCTGAATATGCAGAGCACAATCCTTGAGGTTAGCATCACCAAATCCATGGACAGAAGGGCTGAGTTTAAGTCCAGCATGCACGGAGACATAAAGAACAGCATCCGACGTGGCAAAGGAAACCTAGTTGGTTATCTCGGAGAAGAGATAGTGTTAGCCACAGTTGATGAGTGCGTAGAGCACAATACATTTAACTACGATATGGTCCGCTTCCCAGAGACCGACTTCACATACACCATAGACGTCAAGACAAAGGAGAGGACAGTAGAGCCTAAGCCATACTACACCTGCCACGTAGCTAAGACATCACTGCATCAGAACGTAAACGTATACGTCTTCTGTCAAGTCAACGTAAAGAAGGGGCCTAGAAGAGGGTGGATACTTGGATGGATGCAGAAGGACGATTACTTGAAGCAGTCCACATTCATGGCTGCAGGAGAGACGGATTCTTTTGGCTGGGAGAATAGGGTCGATGGATACGTATTAGAAATAGCGAAACTGCATCCAATATCTGAATTATAATTTACTATCTTTGTGCCTGTTACACGGGCTAGTTGACTGTGGAACTTCGCAATCTGTGAGAGGGGTGAGCTATATCAGCTCCCCCTCTTTTTTTATTCGTACCTTTGCTCTCGTATGAGAACCATTATCACCACCCTGCTTTGCGCTATAACAACCTTGGGTGTGGCCCAAGAATGCGCCTTATTGTTGCCCGATAATGTAAAGATTATGGGCATGGAACGAACGCATGTTACCCTCGACAAGGTCGAAGCGGTAACACTACCAGTCGTGTTTCACGTAGTACACACTGGGGATGACGAACTCAATAACATTTCTGATGAGCAACTGCTTTCTCAGATCGATGTGCTCAACAGTAGTTTTTCAAACAGTAGTATACAGTTCTGCTTAGCTGTTCGTGACCCAGATGGTAACCCCACAAATGGCATAACTAGATATGATGCTAGCTGGAATGAGGAGTACGTAGCTGACGGCATAGCTCGCGACAACACACAGCCCGGATGGAGTCAGGTTGAGATGAAGCAGTCTGCTGGATGCTGGAATCCAGATGAGTACATAAACATATACTCTGTGTCTGAGATCGACGGCAATGATGGTGGAGCAGGCATTCAAGGGTTCGCATACCTCGGCCCTACTGGAGACTGCAGAGACGGGATAGTGTGCCTGTACAATGCGACTGGTAATGTAGGAGAGCTAAAAAGCTACACCTCTGAGGGGCTCACAGGGGTCCACGAGATGGGACACCACCTCTCTCTGTGGCACACCTTCTCTAACACATCGTCTTGTACCTCAGAAACTAACTGCGAGACACAAGGTGATCAGGTATGTGACACTCCGCCCACGACTGTCAACAGCTATTGCTCATCGTCGTGCCCAGACGCTCTTGTAAATAACTTCATGGACTACACCGCAGAGTCCTGCAAGGATAGCTTCACTCAGGGGCAGGCAGAGAGGATGCACTCCTGCATACAAGACCAGCGCTACGGACTTGTAACAAGCTTAGCGTGCGCACCAGTGGTAGACTACGACGCAACGCCAGCCATAGCCTACTATCAGGAGACGTGGTGTACCCCAGCTCAAGACATATGGATTGATGTCTTAAACCAAGGGACTGAGGTCATGCCTATACTTGAGGTTCAACTCTATTGCAATGGCAATCAATACACAACAACTCTGTTTGATGTGCCTGTAGGTATCACTGAGGTTGTCTTCCCAGCCGTATATGTTGATGGTGCTCAGCAGTTTGAGGTGCAGACGATAAGCGAGTTCGACGAGTACGCTGATAACGACTACGCATGGTGGCCAATAGAAACCACTGACGGCAGTGTATTAGAGATATCCGTATCAACTGATATCTGGGCCAATGAGCTTGAGTGGTTGCTGTACGATCAGTATAATGAGGTTATCATGGGAGACGGTGACTGGGCTCCGGGAGTACAGACCTTTGAGTACGAGATGTGTGTGTTCAATGGATGCTATACAGTAGAAGTGCTGGATGATGGGGGTGATGGCTTCTGCTCTATAGACTTTGATGGAGATGGCGTCTGCGACATAGGCGGACAGGGAATCGTCGGCACCATAGACAACGAGGTTGTATTCGAGACAGGCTTTGGCTTGCAGTTCGACCAGTGGGACAGCACGTTCTGCGTTGAGATAGACCCGTGCCCACTAGACTTCGATGACGATGGCGTTGTAGGAAATAGCGACGTGCTCATCCTTGTTTCTGAGTTTGGGTGCGAAGAGGACTGCTTCACGGACCCGAACAATGATGGCATGGTAAATGTAATGGATCTTATATATATGCTTTCGTTTATAGGTGAGTGCGACATAGATCAGAACCTCGGAATGGGAATGGTTAAAGACCTAACCATTGAAGCTGCTGATGCAGGAGGCAGTCTGTTTGGTGGTAACCCACACATATACGATATGTCTGGACGTAGAGTCAAGGGGCCTGTTGAGAACCTAGCATCAGGCGTGTATATACTTAGATGGAAGGATACAACCAAAAAAGTATTTGTTCAATGAGAGCAATATTCTGGATTCTAATTCCGCTTTTGTACCCCATTATATCTTGGGGGCAATGCGACATGGAGATCATAGGATTTAATCCAATCTCTACTGACATAACCATATCTGTCAATGGTGGGTACTGCGGATCAGAAGCAGACTCTATTGGTGAGTTCCTGTTGGCTCTATCATTCCAGCCTCCGATTGAAGATGTGCAAGATCAGTTCTGCGGGATCTACGACAACGGGTGGGCATACCTAATCTTTCCTCTCGACTTCCCCGGCTTCAGCATAGGGGAGGGCGATGACGACATACTTCAGACAGGCGATACCGTCACCTTTAATCTGCTTGAAACGCCGAGTTTCGGGAGCGGAACAGCCGCTTGCTGGATAGAAATCATGCAGAGCGGAGCTTACTTTGAGGAGTGCCTCATACTAACCGTATGGCAGATCAATGACAGCGACAACATCCTAGGTGATAGCGGGCTAGGTGGGTTCCCATACCCAGACGAGGATATCTTTAATAGCTGGATTCAATGGAGCCTTAATGGGGCCTGCGATCCACCGCCTCCGCCAGTAGTTTACGGATGCACAGACATGTTTGCATACAACTACAACTCGGTTGCATCACAAGACGACGGGACGTGCATATATCAGGGCTGCCAAGATCCTGAAGCTCTCAACTATTGCGAGGAATGTGAAGTGGAAGGAGATTGCATATACCCTCCAGATGACGGTGGATCTGATACAGACTGTAACGACCCCGGGGTATATGCGCCCAATACATTTACCCCAAACAACGATGGCATCAACGACTACTGGAGGCCAATAACAACACAAGAGTGTTGGTGGAAGTGGGAGGTTAGGGTGTACAACAGGTGGGGTACGCTCGTGTGGATAAGCTACGATCCAGACGATAAGTGGATAGGAGAGAGATTAAACTCCTTTGTTCCCGATGGGGTGTATACGTACGTAATAAAAGGATCTACTTGGCAGAGCCAGAAGGTGGTGAACATGTACGGTCACGTAACGGTGTTCCGTTAATCTCGTGCCTCGTATATGCGGTCCTGCTGTAGGTCGTATACCTTGTCTTGTATCTCCCTGAAGGAAGCCTGAAGCCGGAAGCTTATGTCTGCGGTGTACTGCCAAGCAGGTTTCCCGCCGTCATATATAACGACTACGGGTACGGCAGTGACTGATTCTTGCAAAGCCTTTGGTTGATCTTCAAGCCACCCGAACTTGTACTCACAACCCCTTAGGTCTTCTAGATCTCTTCTCGTGTTCTTTTCGTTCCACTCGGCATTGATCTGAATGACAGTCACCTCTGGTTTTGGGAGGTCCGTATTCACCTTAATGGCAGCCCCAGTACCGAGGGCCCCTGCAGCAAGAGCTATTATGGCTATGGTCTTGTTCATTGGTTAGTGCTCAGTTCATAAAGTCTCTCCTCAATGATGTCAAGCTTCTTCCCATTCTCCTCAACCTTTTCCTGAGTTGAGATTATTGTTTCTCTAATAAGCTGGTCCTTAAGATCGTATTCTGTTCTAGAAACTTCAGGCTCAGGAAGTTTCTTTGCTAGCTCAATCTCGCTTTGCAGAGCAAACCACATACCACATACTGTCACGACGAATGATATGACCAAGGCGATAGTCTTTAAATCAAGAGTCAGTTCTGTTTTCTCGTCGAGCTTCATTGGTTTGTTTTTGCTTGTGCAAATATAAGCAATAGATTTATTATGTAACTAATTGACAGTGAGTTAGTATGCCTTCTTTACGCGCATCTTTCCTCCACCCTTCATCTTGAGTACACGAAGAGAGCCACCGTTCTTGAATCCCTCTGCTGTTCTCATGATGTCAAAGTATGGGAACTGAATATAAGCCCCTTGTTTGGTTTGGTTTTGTAGCTTTACGGCTGGTATTCCGTATTCAGCAAGCTTACTGTTTATCCTAGGGACAACCCTACTAAGAGTTTCAGTGTCTACTGGAACTGGACGTCCTAGTCTCTTTGCGTCGGCAACGTCAATACCAAATGTTCCTGCAAACAACTCTGGGTTTTCTCCAAGAGAGTTCAGCCCTCCGTACTTAACCTCGTCTAGGATCGGTTCGGCCTTGCCTCTTTTAAAAAACCTAAACATGATTGGGTAG